CGACCGTGTTAAAGTTAAATCGGAGGGTATTGAGTCAGCCCGCCGGGTATTCCCGTCAATCTGGATAGATGAGAAACGCTGCGAACGTGGCATAGAATGCCTCAGCAACTACCGATATGAGTACAATGACGACAGAGACACGCACAACCTGGCCCCCTCACCATGATTGGGCTAGTAACGGCGCGGATGCTTTTATGCAATTCGCACAGGGCTACAGAGACACTAAACGCGCCACTAGACGGCGACCAAAGCAGGTATCTATCGCATGAAAATTGAAAAATGGACGAGCGACAGCTTGCGACGGTTGTTGATTTTATGGTTGAAAACTCCGTCACCGATAGCGGCACCCTATTAACAGACAATGAGGAGTACCTGAAACGCTATAAAGCAGAGGCATACGGCGATGAAGTCGAAGGGCGTTCTCGAGTTGTCAGCACTGATACACGGGATCTCGTTGAATCCGACATGCCCAGCCTTGCTCGTGTGTTCCTTGGTGCTGGTGATCCGGTAGAGTTTGAGCCTATCAAAGAGACGCGTGAGGCTTACAAAGAGGCAAAAGACAAGCAAGCGATTGTAAGCTACATCATTAAGAACATACCCAATTCATTCAGAACGCAGCATGACTGGCTCAAAGCGTCTGAGATTCAGAACATTGCGTCTATTGAGTATGGCTGCAAAGAGGTCAGAGACACCAAGGTCAAGAAGTACACGGGCATTGACACCGATGAACTGACAGCAATTATTGCCAGCATTGAAGCAGAAACGGACGTTGATAAGGTCGACATCATTGAGAGCGATGACGAAGAAGAAGGCGTTATGGACGCCACGATTCGCATTACTTATGAGCGCAATGAGTACTTTATGAGCGGCGTGCCGATTGAAGACATGATCATCAGTCGAAATGCTACCAACAAGAACGATGCTGATATTATCGGCAAACGGTTTAAGAAGCGCCGGGGTGATCTTGTGCAAGAGGGCTGGTCAATTGATGAAATCGACAAGCTGCCAAGCTCAAGTGATGGTGGAGATAACGACCGCAACACGCTGAAATCTGTACGCTACAACGACCAGGGCGGCGAGGATTGGGACAGTGATACATACCTGAGTTGGTCAAATCAAGAAATTGAAGGATATGACGTCTACGCTCTTGTAGACTATGACGGCGACGGCATTGCAGAGCGCCGACACATCATACAGGTCGGCAATACGGTGCTTGAGAATGAGCCATTCGATCACGTACCTTACGCTATTATTAGCTCAATGCTTATGCCCTACGATGTTATTGGCTCACCCAGGGCAGAGCTAACACGCCAGTATGACCGCACAAACACAGTATTGTGGCGTCAGATGCTGGACAACATCTACGCAGTCAACAACCCGCGCATGCTGCACAGTGAAGCAGTGGACATTGACGACCTGCTCGATATTTCGCTTAACGGTCTGATCCGGACAGAGGGCAGCGTCAATGATTCGCTAATGCCAATCCAGATCCCTTACATCGGCGACAAGTCACTGCAAGTTGTCGCGTACATGGATGGCAAGAAGACGGCCAGCACTGGCGCTACCATGGCTAACCAGGCACTACAGGCTGATAACCTACACGAAGAAACGGCAACACGGTTTAAGGGCATGGAGCAAGCCGCAGCAGCTAAGATCGAGCTTGTGGCTCGTGTCATTGCTGAGGTTGGCTACCGTGATCTCTGGGAGGGCATAGCATGGTTCGCAGCGCACTACCAAGACACTGATCTTGAGGTGCGGGTGCTTGGCCGGCAGATGACCATCAACCCGACAGAGTGGAAATATGACCATAAGGTAGCGGCGACCGTAGGCACAGGTGCTGGCGACGATGAGCAGAAGATGGGCAATCTGTCAGCTATCTACCAAATACAGTCACAACTGCTAGCGAGTGGTTCAACACTGGTCGACCAGACCAAGCTATACAACACGCTGGCCGAAATGACAAAAACCATGGGCCGCAACGCAGTCAGTCAGCTATTCAATAACCCCGAAGTGCCAGAGGCAATTGTCACTGCTGAACGCGACATGCTCAAGCAGATGGTTAAGCAAATGGAAGCACAGCAACAAAACCCATTGGCCGAAGCAGAGCAGGTCAAAGGCGAGTATGAAATGAAGCTAACTCAGCTCAGGCAAAAGCAAGAGGCCGAGCTTGAAACGCTCAAGATGCAGCAGAACTACTCCGAGAAGCTGCGTGATGCTGAGTTGAAATTTAACAAAGAAGCCAAGGACATGCAGTTCAAGTATGATCAATTGCTTGTTAAATCTGAGTATGATTACACAGCACTGGCAGCCAAAGAGGGCAATTCATTGGCTGAGATACAAAAAATTCAGGCTGGTTTGGCTGGTAAATCCGACCAAGAACTATTGGCAATTGTGGCGGGGCAGTAAATGGCTGAACTCAGACAGATAGCCGAAGCCGTAGAAGCAGAGAAGCGCGGGGTTCTATCTAATGATCGCCGGGCAGCACTGCAAGAGATACGCAACCGGGCAGCAGGCAGCAAAAAGCGCTTATTAACTACATTGAGCCATTGTTAACCATTGGTTCAGCGGCCATAGCCGAGCCTGTGAGTGGCTTTGTTGGCATGGCAGGCCTACCGTTCGGAGTTGATGCGGCAAGCAGCGCAATCAAGCGCACACAGGACGCAATGACGTACCAGCCAAGAACCCAAGGCGGCAAGGAAGTAATGCAGGACATAGGCAACCTGATTGCGCCTGTTGTAGAACCGCTACAGCGTGGCGCTGAATGGATGGGTGACACTACCCTTGATGTTACTGGCTCCCCGGCACTGGCAACGGCTGTGCGTACTGGCATTGAGGTAGCACCAGACATGGTGGGCGGTAAGATTCTGAGTAATATACCCGGCAGGAAGTTAGAGGCGGGTGACTTGGCAGCGTCAGGTGGTCAGATGGGTAGGCAGCGGGGGGCTGTAGCTGGTGCGGAAGCTAATTCATTATCTTCATTATGGAAAGACCGAGGGATAAAATCATCAGTCAGCGAACGCTCTGACAGCATTATTCTGAATCAGATGGTTGTTCCGAAATCCAACAGGGGCCGTGGTGCAGGCACCCAGGCAATGCAAGAGCTTATTGATTACGCAGATAGCATAGGAAAGCGAGTAGACCTTTCCCCTTCGGCAGACTTCGGTGGTAACAAAAACCGTCTGACTGAATTTTATAAAACGTTTCGGATTTGTAGAAAACAAAGGAAAATCCAGGGATTTTGAGGTCAGTGAGAGCATGTATCGGCCCGCATCTGCCAACCCAGAACAAATCAAGACTAACAACACAATTTCATCAGGACAAATTGAGAGTGACTAATAATGACCGACCAACACAGCCAAGACCAGGCTAAACAGGAAAAGATCAACCGGGCGGCGCTTGCGAAGCAGGTCAAAGAAAACCCTGTATACCAGGCCGCACTGATGGAAATCCGCGCATCAATCTATCGCAGCCTAGAGGCTATCAAGAAGGACCGGCACTATGAGGTCAGGCTCAAGGATGCGCATGACACGCTACAGAACCTGGGGCGGCTTGAAACAGTGATAGACCGCTTCTTTGATACAGGTAAGGTAGTGATAGACCAACAAAAGCGAAAGGCGTTTTTCTGATAGATTTTGACTATTACCATAATGGTGATAGAATGCGAATATAAACTTGACAACCCTGATAGGAATCAAGATGGCAACAAATAGTGATATTGCTAGCATGTTAATGCAGCAAGAAACTGAGCAACAAGAGCCAGAGCACAAAGAACAGCCAACTGGTTTTACTGATGAGCAACCGGAAACGGAAGCTCAAACTGACGAAGCAGAGTATGACGAAGCTGAATCAGATGGTGATCTTGAAGACGATGATGAAGGGGAAGCCCAAGAAGCACTTGAAAAACGAATCGCCAAAGTTAATGGTGAGGAGTTTGAAGTTACCTTCGATGAGGCTGTAGCCGGGTATCAACGAGACGCAGATTACCGAAAAGGGACGATGGCAAACGCCGAAGAACGGAAAGCCCTGGCAGCACAATTTGAGCAGGTCAATTCCACTTTAGCAGAGCTAAAATCCTTTATTAAGAGCGAGGAAGATTCGGTCGATTGGGATGATTTGCAGGAGAGCGACCCGAAAGAGTACATAAGGCGTAAGAAAGATCTCGAGCAAGCCAAAGCAACACAGGCCAAAGCTCAGGACTTGCAGCAAACAGAGCGCGCGAAGCTGTTGGATGCTGAATCGAAACGTCTTATTGAGGTAATGGGTGGCGACCAAAGCTGGACGCATGATCAGCGCACCAAAGATATGGAACTGACGACTAAGTACATGGTTGATAAGGGATTCAGCGAGCAAGAGCTCGGCAGCATTATCGACCATCGTGTGTGGCGTGTTCTATTTGATGCAGCTAAATCAGAGCAGTTCAGTAAGAATCAAACCAAAGTTAAAGACCAAATCCGACAAGCTCCGAAATCAGTGAAGCCGGGTCAAAAGGTTCCAGCGTCGCAACGTAAAATGCAAACTGCCAGAAAGAATTTGGCTGCATCTACGAAGCACAACTCAACCGAAAACCTAGCTGAATTACTCAAACTCCATCAGTAAGGTGAATCATCATGGCACAACCAGCAAACACGTTTAGCTCGTATGACGCTAAAGGCAACAGGGAAGACCTGATCAACGCCATCTATTCTGTTGACCAGACCAAGACTCCTTTTACCTCAGCGATTGGTAAAATCTCAGCAACTGCAACCCTGCACGAATGGCAGACCGATGCACTGGCCGCCGCTGGTGCAAACGCAGTGATTGAAGGCGATGAAGCATCAACCGACGCATCAATTGCAACCGTTCGGCTTGGTAATTACACGCAAATTTCTGACAAAGTTGCCCTGGTTGCCGGTACTCAGCAGGCTGTTGATTCAGCAGGCCGTAGCTCTGACATGGCGTATCAAATGGCTAAGCGGATGCAAGAGCTTAAGCGTGACATCGAGCTTGCAGCTTGCGCAAACAACGCCAAAGCGGTCGGTAATGACACTACTGCCCGTGAGTCTGCCGGTATTGAGTCATGGATTGCCTCAAACACCTCAGCAGGTACAGGCGGTTCAGACCCGGCTGGCACAGGCGCTGACGCTCGAACCGATGGAACGCAACGTGCCTACTTGGAAGCTGATCTTAAAGCTGTCCTGGCGTCTGCTGCTGATGAAGGTGGCGATCCAAATATGTTGCTGCTTGGTTCATTCAACAAGCAGGCAATGTCAGCGTTTAGTGGCAACGGTACTCGCACCTATGAAGGCAGCACCAACACTTTGGACACTGCAATCGACATCTACAAGTCTGATTTCGGTATTCTGGAAGTGGTGTTCAGCCCTCAGTCTCGTTCACGTTCAGCCATTGCGATTGATACCTCAATGTGGAAGCTGGCTATGCTGCCTGGCCGTTCATATATGCAGAGAGACCTGGCGATTTCAGGTGACTACATGCGCAAGCAAGTGCTGTGTGAGTGGACTTTGCAGTGTGATAACGAGAAAGCCAACGGCATTGTGGCCGATCTGACCACTTCCTAAGCTAACCTATAGAGGCCTCCGGGCCTCTTTTTGGAGCTAACATGACAGAACAGAAAGACACGACCAAGCAAACACGAAAAATGAAGGTTTATTGCCGCAATAGTATCTGGGTTCAGGGATCTAATGCTTACCCCAAGAAAATACCGGCAGGAACTTTGGTTGAGCTGTCAGCCGAAGACATAAAGCATTTTGGCAAAGCAGTCACAAAAGACATTCCAGAGGAATTTGACGATGGCACAAGTTGATCGTTTACTCACGTACACACTGAACGCGACTATCACTGACGTTTCCACTGCCGGCCAGGTTTACATTCCTGTGCCAGATGGCTTTGGTGGCGACATTGTAGAGATCCGGTCAGCATTGAACGGCGCTATATCGGGTGCTAACGCAGTGCTCACGGCAAAGATTGGTGGTACTGCTGTAACAGGTGGCGTGATTACCATTGCCAACGCCTCATCAGCCGCCGGTGATGTTGATGTGTGCCGTCCGTCTGGTGCAAACACTGTTGCTGATGGCGGGTCCGTAGAGATTGAAACCAATGGAGCCTCAACTGGTTCAGTTAGTGTCTTCCTGACAGTGGTTGTGCGCCGATGAGTGACTGGCGCTTACTAGACCACGACGGCTATCGGAAGCTTTACTTTAGGCACAACGAGTCTACGGGTAGGGACGAATTTAAAACTGTTGAGGACGTAGCGCCGCTGATCTCAATGAACCAGAAAGCCCGCAATGATGAAACGGGCAACTGGAAAGGCGACATGCACCACGTCGCCAGCGTACCACCGGCTGTTTGGAAGCAGTGGTGGCAGGAGTTTGGCGGCAACCCAATGCTACCAGAGAACCAGCCCCGGCTAATGCAAAAGCTCAACGACCGCAATTTCAGTAAAATGCGGGTCAAATCAGGCAGGCTATAAATGGCACTCGACACGTACAGCAATTTAAAAGCGTCTGTTATTGCCTTCTCAGGGCGTGATGATCTGTCTTCACAAATGGATGACTTCATTTCCCTGGCTGAGGAAGCTATCTATTTCAACGATGTGTTTCCCCTGCGTTTGCAGTCGATGGAAACAATACTGACGGACACCACCGCCGGGCCACTGTACACGCTGCCTGCTGATTACATGGAGATCCGCTCCCTAACCATTACCAATGGCGGTAATGAGTGTGAGCTGTCCTATGCCAGCCCTGCGGTATTGCAGATAATCTCGGGAACTGGCGCGCCTTATGAATTTACTATTGTCGGCAGTGACATCAAGTTTAATATCACCCCTGACTCAGCATACGCCATCAAACTGACGTACTACGCCAAGCCAACCGCGCTTAGTTCATTAGCTCCTTCTAATGCTGTATTAACCAATCACCCCAGCATCTACCTAAACGGATGCCTATCAATGGTTGCTCAGTATGCCGGTGAAGAATCAGACGCAGAAAACGCGTATCAAAAAATGATTCGATCAATCCGTGGCGCTCGCCGTGGTGATTCAACAGGCCGATACCCAAAAGGAGCTAGGGCTAAGGTTCGCGGGAGTACACCTTAATGCCTTCACGCTTCAACCGTGTTGACTATCCTGCCGTGGGTGCTTCTTACAGATCACCCTCATTGCCTGCCAGCGCACAGAGGACCGTCAACCTGTACCCAGAGGTGCTTGATAACGGGTTGGTGAATGTTGCCCTGCATAATTTTCCCGGACTTAACCGCAAGCTTTCCGGTAATTCCGGCGAGTTTGACCGTGGGTTCCATACATTCAAAGGTAATCTATATCAGGTTGCTGGCTCACAGCTTTATCTGGTGTCATCAACCTATGTTCGTACAGCCATTGGCTCTATTGCTGGCACTGGCTATGTATCAATGTCTGACAACGGCAGTACTATGGTCATTGTCACTGGTGGCTCAGGTGAGTACACCTACGATGGCAGCACATTTGCCGCAGTGACACTAAGCTCCAACCCCAGTAATGTTGAATATCTAAACTCAAGCTTTTACTTTGATGACGATGACGGCAGTGTCTCTGTCACAACGCCTGGAACCCTGACAATACCCGGTCTTAATTTCTTCGCGCCGGTGTCAGCGCCAGACAGTCTTGTCCGGACATACATCTTTAACCAGTTTATATACCTGTTCGGTGAACGCACCATTGAGCCATGGCAGCCAGTGGGTGCTGGTGTGCCTCCCGTTGAGCGCATGAACGGCGCTATCATTGAGTCGGTAGGATTGGCAGGGGCGCACTGCTGTAACGAACACAGAAAAGGCCATGTACTTTGTCAGCGACAAGGGCGACGCCATTCAGCTTGCCGGGTTCCAGACTAAAGAGATCAGCACAGTTGCTATCAACAACGAGTGGCGGCAATACAGCACAACAAGCGACGCTATCGTGCAGACGGTTGATATCTTATCGCTTGATTTCGTTATATTCAGCTTCCCAACTGCCGGTAAAACATGGGGCTATGTTGAGCAATACGGAATATGGTTCGAGCTAGAGACCGGCACAGCTAGAGGCCGCTGGCTAGGCAATACGATCATTGAAGCATACGGCCGCAATATCGTTGCAGACTATGCGACAGGAAATATCTATGAGTTGGACCCTGATGTGTACACTGACAACGGGTTAACGACTGTCAGAGAGCGCATATTCGCACCACTGGCCGGTGAGAAGTTCCAGAAGCCGCGGCAATTCTACCAGTTTAACGAGTTTGGCCTATCAATTGAGACCGGATTGGGCAACACGGCAGAGATTAACCCGTTGATTGGCATAGCCTTTTCCACCGATGGCGGCCAGACGTACAGCAATGAGCGGTTCAAGAAGGTCGGCCAAGATGGTGAGTATCAGAAAGAAGTCAAGGTCACTGACAATAAGCATTTTCGTGATCTTACTGTACGTCTGAGATACACAGAGCCGAACAAATTCAGCCTTTTCTCTAGCTATATAATGATCAGGGAGAGCGGCCGCAAATGAGCCAGATTAATAACATCACCTACTTAAACCGCATCCGACCGACCAAATGGAAGGATGGCGACCAGGGCAAGTATTTAACTGACATTGAACAGTTTATCCGTCAAGTGTATGACCGCTTAGTCGGTGTGAACCGGATCAAAGTCTATACCGTCGCCAAACTACCGGACGCAGCCAGCTTCTTGCCAAACTCAACAGAGGGCGCTGCCATGGTTTCGTGTCAGATGAAACAGGAGGCGCGACCATTGCATTCAGTGACGGTACAGACTGGCGCAGAGTCCAAGACAGGGCTGTCGTGGCGTAATGCGAAGCCGACAGAAGCTATTGAAATCTAAAAGCTGATGGAGTTATTGGCAGGTTTATTGATCTCGGTTTAGCGCAACATATAGAGGGTTATGTTAATAGTTTAGAAAATGGTACTATAATCATCGTTAACAATCGACTTATAGCCATTTTAGAGCCGAACGCCAAGGGTGTTGAATTTCACCCAGCTAGTGCTAAAAAGAACTGGAAGCATATCCGATCAGACATTAAAGACTTGAAATTAGTCTTGGTGCAGATGGGTTATCAGACTCTTTATTTGAGCATAGCAGACCGTTACAAGACATCTCAGAACCTAGCGATAAAATGCGGGTTCGAGTCTTATGACAGAATTGGTGATGAGGTTAAATACAAATGGCAATATTTAAACCCGTAAGAGATTGGGCAGGCGATCAATGGGATAACATCACAGGTGAAACTCAAGCCGACGCCGCAGAACAAGCCGCACAGATACAGGCTGACGCTGCCAATTCAGCAGCACAGCTACAATCTGAATCAGCGGCAAACCAACTAGCCTTTCAAGAGCAACAAGCTGGAATTGCTCGGGATGACCTGCAACCATTCACACAGTTCGGTGCTGGTTTCATACCCCAAGCTAATGCACAGAATCAAAACACTGCATCCCTGTACGGCGCACAAGGTCAAGCCGACTTTATGAACTCGCCTATGGTTCAGGCAATCATGCAGCAGAACCGTGATGCCAACCTGAATAATGCCGCCGTTGGTGGGCGACTGGGGACGGGTGGCTTTGAGGCTGGCTTGCAAAGCTCTGCACTGACCACTGGTTTCGGCTTACTCAATCAAGAACGACAGGCAAATCAATCCTACCTGGGGCAGCTTATGAGTGGCGTGCAGATGGGTCAAAACTCAGCAGCAGGGCAAGCAAATACATCTAATAGCCTTGGTGTAAACTCTGCAAACACCATGCAAAACTCAGTGATGAACCAGAACAACCTGACAACCAGTGGCGCAGCATCACAAGCGGCTGGCGTGATTGGTGCGGCTAACGCCTCAGCAGCCGGGACAGGTAACTTAATCAGCCTGGGAACTTCTGCGGCTGGTGCCATGGCTGGAATGCCCGGTATGTTTGGCAGTCCAACGATGAGCGTACCTACTGGATCAGGTGTCGGCGTTAGTAATGGACTTGGTGGCACTATAAACAGCCCCATGGGGTTTGGAGGCTCTTAGATGGCACTAGACCCTAGAATAGCATTAGCTGGTCAAGTCACTGACGTTGCGGGCGCTATACAGAGCGGGCAGAAGATCACTGGCAACAGTATGAGCATTGCCTTGCAGCGTCAGAACCAGCAGGTTAACGCGATGGGTATTGCTCAGAAGCAAGCCCAATACACGAACAACCTCTTTACGTCATTGCGTGACAAGCCGCTTGATGAACGTGCTGCAATCATGGCTCAGAACATGGGCGTGTTAGAGCAGTACGGCATACCGCCAAGCGAGCTAATGGGAAACCTTGATGACGCTGGCATTGACCGGGTGCTTGCTGCTACACAGCCATTCATGCAGAAGGCAGAAACCACTGCACCCGCTGGTGTTCGTGAATTTCAATACCTCACTGAGGGCATGAATCAAGAGGATGTGAATAAAGCAAAACGCGTAGACCTTGGGCTTGACCCAAGAGCAGTCGGCTCTGCCCCTAGGATTGTTGAGATTGGTGGATCAAAATATCTGCAAGTTGGGGAGAATTTCTTTAACCCAACGACAACAGAGCCGGCTACACTGGATCAGGAAACTGGATTGCCTACGGGCGGTGGGCAGGCTGTATTAACACCAGAAGTGCAAACACAGCAAGAGGCTAGCACTCAGGCAGAAATAGAATCTGCAACAACTACAGCGAGAGGCGTGGCAACGCAAGAGCTTGTTAAAGTTGACCCAGAGGCAGTGGCGGCAAAGACAAAAAGATTGGCATTACAAATCAAGCCCTTGGTGCTGTTAAAGAATCTATTGCATCTGACAGGCTTGATAACGTCACCGGACTTAGTGGTAGACTGCCATTTAGTGCGCCACAGACAAAAGACTTGCTCAATACATTACAGCAGCTTGATTCTATTTTAACCTTTGAAAATATGGATTCAATGACTGGCGTATTATCTGAGTCTGACATTAAAATAATATCTGGCATAGCAAACGACATGGGCATGGTTAAAGATGCTGATGGCAATGTTACGTCTGTCAGTGGTAGCTATGAAGGTACTATTAGAAAGCTTCGAGAGATTGAAAATATATTCACTCAGAAGCTTATCAGCCAAGGCTTTTATCCAGAGGGAATAGTCACTTATGGGCCTGACGGAGTGAAATATACTGGCGTGGGAGACGGCACTCTTATTGATGATGGCGGCGTTATCTACGGGGAGAAAATACAATGACCCAACAAAACCAGCCATTGCCAGAAGGCTTGAGATTAGCCAATCCAGGAGATTCCCAAGAAGGGCAGCCACAAAACCAGCCTCTACCAGAAGACTTGAGAGTGATGACGGGCGCAACGCCTGCCGAAGATGTGCCCGATGAGATTGAAGACCAGAAAGGCGTATTTCAATCGTTTAGTGAATGGTTCTCGGGTGCTTCACGCAATACCACAAGAATTGATCAGCTTCCGACTATTGTTGATAGTGGGGTTCTTGAAAGGTGCCAAGCTGACTGACGTTGCCAAGATTGGCGCAATGACAGCTTTAACCAACGATCCTAATGAAGTCGCGCAGATCATCACAAAGACAATACCCAGCATTCGCGTACAGTATGACAAGGATGCGGAAGGCAATATTTATCCTATTCTGGTGAACCCTGATAATGGGACAACAGCTATTGTTGATAAGCCGGGTGTTGACCTGATGAATGTAGGCCAGTTTATGACACAGGCTGCTGCTTTCTCAATTGGCGGTGGTCAAGGCGGCATCATTCGCATGGGCCTAACTGAGGGCCTTAAAGAAACAGCCCTACAGACTACACAGGCGGCGGCAGGCGGTAACTTTGACGCTGGGAACGTAGTTGCAGCAACAACGTTGGGCGGTGGTTTTAAGGCTGTCCAGAACGTATCAGGCATGACATACCGAGCTGCTAAGGGTGCGCCAAGGTCTGAGGTTCAGGGCTTGCTGGCATCTGCCGAAGCCTTGAAAGTTCCCGTGATGACTAGCGATATATTCCAACCAAAAAACTGGTTTTCCCGTGGAATGCAGATAGCCACAGAATCCATGCCGGTAGTCGGCACAGGCAGTATGCGCAGCTCACAGGCAGAGGCAAGGAACCAAGCCCTTGATGATTTTGTCAGCCTATACCGTGGTGGATCTTATGAAGAACTGGTGAGAGCTGTAACAATCAGGAATCAAGAGCTTAAGGGAGAGGCTAGTCAGGTCTATAACGCGATTAACCCTTACTTGGACCAGCTATCTCAGAACGGTGGAATACCACTACCTAAAGGCAGGCAGGCTCTTGATAATGCGTTCAATGATCTGACTAGGCCGGGCCGGGTGACATCACCTGCCGCGTTAAATATGCTTGATGACTTAGAGGAAAATTTTAACGGTGGATACCAGTCATTCCAGGTAATCAAGGACAACATCGGCGCATGGACTCAAGCAATAGATAGTATTGATCCCAATAAGGTTGTTAACACCAAGGATAAAGCGGTTCTTAAAGGTGTGTTGCGTAGCTTGCGTGATGATCGTGATGACTTTGCAAGAAAGAACCTTATTCCCGGTGATTATGAAGCGCTTAAACGTGCGGATCAAACCTGGCAGGACATGATTAATGACGTTTCATCAACAAAAATGAAGGCAATTTTTGATCGTGGTGATGTGACCCCGGAAGTAGCAAGGGGCATGCTGTTTTCACGCAACAAAAGTGACGTTCAACGCCTTTATAACTCACTGAACCCACAAGGTCAGAGCACCGCTAGGGCTACATTTATCAGTGAGATAGCCAGCGACCTTGAGAAGCAAGCCAAAGGACTATCCCCACAGGCATTTAATACTAAGCTTGGCAAATACTCAGACGGCATTGACGTTCTGTTCCAGGGTGAGCGTAAAGATGAAATCGAAGGCCTGATGAACGTATTTGAGGCCACAAAAAGGGGTCAAGATGTAGCAAGCGGGGCCGGGTCACAAACATTTGAGCGGATGCAAGGCGCGACTAATATTGCCGGCACTGCTGGTGCTGCTGGTGGTGTGGCTGGCGGGTTTATCCCATGGGAGGTCGTGGCGTCTTATGCTTCAATCGGCGGCATAGCTCGCATGTTTGAATCACCAAGAACGCGTAGTATATTGGCTAACATGAAAGGTCTCGATCCTGGCTCAGATAAAGCGCAACGACTTGCAACCCAGTTTAACCGCATGCTTAGGGCTTCAATGCAGGCCAGCCCAACCAAAGGCACATCTGAGTATGAAAAAGAAATCACATCTGAGCTACGCCGTCAAAATAATGAACCAATGGAGGCTCAATAATGGCATGGACACCGATCAGCGGAACTGTCCCGCAATACTCAACTAGCGCAAACGAGCTTGCCAGCGACTACTGGCTCAAGTTCTACCTATCCGGTACGACTACACCATACTCAGTCGCAACGGACAGCACAGGGGCTTCTACGCTTGCTAAGATCAAGCTGAGTAATGTTGGCTATCCAATCTCTAACCCGCTGGACAATGACACCATATTCATACCGCATGTTGAGGTTGCCTACCGCATTGTTTTGTACCAATCTGAAGCTGATGCTGACGCTAACGACACGGCCAATGCTGCCTTTAACATTGATGGCATATCGCCGGACATTGCCCAGCTTGCCACTGATGACAACATTGCAATGAAGGGGACCACATTACAGGCGCAGGATGACTACGACCGCTCACCGCTGTTTGTGAACGGTACAGACTTCACAGCAGGCGCAGGGCCGCACACGATCACAGTGCCGTCTGAGTGGACGCCTACCAATGCTGACATGCGGTTCTATAGGCTGGCCAGCAATGGTGTAGTAACAGACCTGACGCCTACCAGTAGGGCTGCCACCACCTTTACGATAGCAGAGACCCTGCTGTCAACAGATACGCTTTACATCGGTGACGATACCTTTCGTAATCAGATGGATGGTGATCCGGCAGACATTAGGGCACGGCTAGAATTAGGAACGGCTGCGACAACAGATGCAACTGCTTATGCTACAGCAGCACAAGGTAATAACTCTGTTCAAAAAATCTACGGTCATAACTGGCCATGTTAGGGCGGGCAACACGCAGCTTCTGAACGGTGGAGTCACAGTAAGTGGTGAGGAAATAACGGCACAAGTCACGCAAAACGTGTTTTCGACGGCTGGCCCGACCGGAAGTGGAGCAGACGTTATTTTGTCTGACATGGACGATATCCCCACAAACGCCACCGTTGTTATATTTACCCTTAGATTGGTTTTTGAATTTCAGTCTGCCGGCTTCGGATCTCTTAAAGTATACGCCACCAAGGGGGTGAAACTGCTGGGCAGTCTGACGAAAATAACCTAATTGGTGATTTGGGTGGTGAGACTGGTACTGGTACTGTCATGAGATCTTCCAGTATGATATTTATACCTTTAGACTCAAGCCGACGCTTTCGTTTTACGTATAATGAGATAAATACGGACACAATTCAGGCATTTTTATATTACAGAGGGTTTATGACAGACTAATTACTCAGCACTATGTTAAACACTATGGCTCTGCCCATCAACCGAGCACGCAGGCCAAAATGATCGTTAACCGGAATGTCATAGTTGACCGAAGCGAACAAAACGGTTTCATCAACTCGGGCATAAAAGAATTGAGCTTTGTCGCCATAGCCATGGATAGCCCCGGCGCTGATGCTAAAGCCATGATTGAGGTGAAACCGGCGACTGGCAGAGTATGACCGATCGCCGTATGAATTGATAAACGTGGACGCCTCCCAATTGTCATAAGAGAGACCGATTAGTGCGTTATTGTTGTTCATGCCCGAGGTGACCAAGTGAGCCGTCATAAGGCTAAACTCAAGCTCAAGGCCATCAGCAGAGGCCGAGCCAATCAGGAACAGGGCTATTATGAAATATCGCATTTTGTTACCTCAGACAATGGTTGTGCTAAAATCACCCAAACAGGGTATTTATGAACGGTATCACAGCCCTTCATACCTCACTGTAACGAATTGCAAGGACTGATATGTCATATCAACCAGTAAGCGGCATAGTACCCCAATACAGCACAGACGATAACGAGCTGGCCAATGGGTATTACCTCAAGTTTTACCAAGCAAACACTACTACGCCGCTGAGTATGGCGACTGACTCTTCCGGTGCAACGCTGCTGGTCAAGTGCAAACTGTCCAGTGCGGGCTTCCCCATCAGCAACCCGCTTGATAATTCTACTGTGTTCATACCCCATGTTAACGCTAATTATAGGCTGGTAATCTACCCCACCGAAGCTGATGCAAATGCAAACAATACGGCTTCGGCCTTGGTTAACATTCCTGATGTTGAGCCAATGACGGGAAACACAGTCACCACCTCAACCGGCACACAGACAATAGCTACGGCTTTGGACGATCGTGTTATTGTGGCTAATAGCATAGCTGATATTGAGGCCATATCTCTAGCTGTTGCGGGTGATGTGATTAGCCTTAACGCTGGTGGGCGGTCTGGTACGTTTGATGTTGTTGCTGGTGACTTTTCTACTGAGTTGGCGGCAGACGTAAGAAATGGGTTGTTCGTTGGGCGTTTCTTGATGACACCACGGCTACAACTAAAGTTGCCAAGCGCAGATTTGAAGGGGGTGTTGGTAGCTGGTTGGAGAAGCGGGCAGACGGAGTAACTGACGACCGTGATGCTGCGTTCAATGCGCTTGATATGCAGGCGCTTATCGGCGGTGGAGAGATTCAGTTCACGCCCTTCAAGACGTATGCAATTGGCAGAACATTTATTGCTGGCCGTCGCGGTTATCTTAGCGTACCCGCAAACGTGGGCATAAACTTTAATGGAGCTACCCTACAGCGACTGGGAACTGAAATTGAAGACCCGTTTATTGAAACGTTTTCGGATGGCGGCATTTCAACAAACCACACATTCAGAAATGGAACAATAAGAGGTACGGGTGCTGAAAACGGAGTGTCTGACCAAGGTGCTGGTATTCTACTGTTTAAGTGTGACAATGTGTTTTTACAAAACATTACAACAGAAAACACAAACGGCGACGGAATTGCGGCGCGTGCCGCCGCACGAGTTAGTGGTTCAAACATACGCATAGGCACTTTTGGAAGAAACGGCATTAGCCCTACGAGCGGAGAATTTACGTGGTCTGATTTAAAATTGATGGCCTCGATTGCCGGGCAAACCCGGGCACTGGTTATGACGCAGAAAACGATAGTGCTTCAGAGGTGGTGTTCACTATATAAATGGCGGCTATTGTAAAC